GCACCACCCTCGACAAGACCTTCCAAAAGTGCTTTCTGCATATCATTATCAATCTGCTTAAATTTGGCCTGTAACTGAGGAATGCCTTTAATCTCGATTCTGATAGCATCAGCCACGTTTTTTCACCACCTTAAGGAAAGCTTCTTTGTGGTCAACTATTCCAGAAAACGGAATTTCAGGAGTGTCTACTTTCTGAACTTCATAAGTGCCTGCGTAATTAGTTTCCGCAGTTGATATGAAATCTCCTTCCTGAACTGTTGCAGTCGAAGGAAGGAAACACACAAGAGAGGTTTCTATTACCTTTCCAGCTTCACCTGCTGAAATATAGTTTCCAGCCGACGAAATATTAGAAAATAAGCAAACGCTATCAGTCGGAACTAAGTTCGGAATGGGAGAACCTGCTGCATCCTGAGTAGTCCCGGTATCGCGGAGGATCTGGCATGAGTGAATCATGGCAAAATCAATTGAGCCCATGACTGCCCCCGTGGCAATTGAATCCTGTGTGATAGGAAGGACTTGAAAAAGAATAAGACACCGTATTTTTATATTTTTCAATATAATAGTCTGCTTTTTTCTCGTATGTTTCTATATCGAGGTCGGTTGTGTTCTGTCGTTGACTATTGCCGGTTTTCACACTGGCTGCAGCTTCTCCGGTGGTTTTCATTTTTCGGAGGACGGCTGCAAGTATGGCGTATTTTCCAGCCAGAATTACAAGGGGGTTGGTTTCATCGGTGGTTTCACATCTGGCTAAAACTTCGTCTGTCGTTTCAGTTATGATATTAGAAATGTCTAAGTCTGTTAGGGTACTGGAAAATATTTTTGACTTCACGTAATCGACAGAACACAAGACCATAGACTAAAAAAAGCAGGATAAGTATATTAACAAAAATAGAACTCAATCCTTCTTATCTCGAGAATCCTAAAAATTAAATTGAGATTTCGGTTTTCTGTCTTATAATCAAGCGCTAAAATACAAATATTAAAATGTCTTCCATAATAAAATAAAAGTAGACTAAATATAATAAAGTGATTTATATACTATTTACGCCAACACGTAAACAATATTTTACGCGTTAGCGTAAACCATTATTATAATAATCATTTCATATATACAATAATCCTCGTTCTCTTGTTAATTTTCTCGATTGAAATTTCATCAGGAAATAACTGTTTTGTTTTATTGACAATTTCCGAAGTTGTTACATGTATTCTAACAGGTTGTACTTTCAAATTTTCCGGCAGCTCATTTAGTAAGAAAGATTGTATTTCTTTTGGAGTGAGGTACTTCTTTTTATGCCTGGGAGCCATTGAAATTAATTTATCCCGTAAACATCTTGCCCTTTGCTCGGTTACATTCCCGGTGATAATCTCTTTTTCCCTTTCTTTCAGGCGTTTTGTGGTGTCTGCTCCATAGATTTTCAGAGCGTATTCATGGTTTTTTAGAGTGCCGGACGCTACACTTTTAGATTTTGCCAATTCTTTTAAATGACGTTCCTGACAGTCTTTTGAACAGTATATATAAGTGTTCTTATTATATTTTAGATAGTTGTCACTTAATAACTCCCTTTTTTGAGAACGGGGGAGTAAAATACTTCCGTCGCATCCTGGATAAGAACACGACATCATAGTCAAACGGGGTGGCTCCTGTTCTTGCATAGAAAAAACCAATTTGTTGATGTAGGCTTCGGGTGCAATACAATAACTTTTAAAAGAAGTAAAAAATATGTTATTTCCTTCGCTGACTTCGATATCAGAAGCCAGTATATCAAGTGCTTCGATAAGGAGAGGAATTCTTTTTTTAGTGCATGTTGGTCTTTTTTTGCACCGATTAGTACAGATCTCCCCGAATTTATCAGAATGTTCGAAGCATAACATATTGAACTTATATTATAAGAGAAGTATAAAACACTTTGGGATAAATTATTCCTGTTTAGGTCGCCAGTCTTCAGACCAGCAGACGGCATAATAAGCCACATATTTATTTCTTTTTTTACAAAGTCCCAAAAGATGACCAGGGAACCCGTCAACTTCTGAGTATGAGAGACAAGTGCCGCAGGTTTCAGGCATTTTGAGCCTCGAATTCTCGATATTTCCCACAGTACGAGCAATCGAATTCTTCATTGCAAGTGTACGAATTCACACAGTATAGAGGGCAGGTTTTTGAATATTCACACATATTTTATATCTCCAATATGTGAGATATAAGTCAGTATAAAAAATTATTCATTTTATACTGACTTATTTATTTTTATTGTGATGTACCCAGCATTCGGGAACGTACTCCGCTCCCCAAATAGATTTTTCGTGATTGATGCGAAATAAAGCCCATGCGAAGCCGTGTGTGTCGCCGTGAATGGAACGGTAATCCCGCCTTCCGTGAATGGAACGGTCTCTTCTGATGGAGTACCTGCATTGAGAACCGCCCCAGGCTGACATACTATGTCATGCTCTACGGTGGAGATGTCATTTATCATCGAAAGCGTAACGGTGCAGCCTGTGAGATCTACCCCGATGCCGTTTTCTTTTAGGACGATTGCAACACTCGCAGAATCCCCCTGCATCAATTCGATATCATACGGCATATATTACGACCTCGCGCCGAATCGGTTCAATTGTGACAGTTCGAGATATATAATATATTGTGACTGTACGCGTTACAGAGCCTCCCAAATTGTCATTGTGAGATAATTATTCCCGCTAGGGATATGTGCAGTTGTATCCCCATCCGAAATCAGGAATTCGCATCTATAATTCCCTGCTGTTGCCGTATGTGTCTCAGTAAACGGGATCGTTACGCCGCCGGATGTAGCGGGTACGCTTACCCCATTCACAACTCCATTCAGCGTACATGGAATTATCACTCTTTCACCGTCTGAACTTTTCATGACGAAACTTACACTATACCCGGTGAGATTGATCCCGACACCGTTCATTTTCAGGATCGCGCCCACTTTATCAGCATCACCCGTTTTAAATTCGATATCGCTCACTGGTCAATCACCGCCGTATATGTTTTTCTGGAAACTTCAACAGTGAGAGGGAAATCCAGGTCATCAAGAGTTGATGCTACCACGCTTGAAAATATCCCGGTTGGAAAACAGCCTGCTGGAAATATCCCGGTTGGAAAAATACCTGTCATACCTGTCGGCATAATCACACCAGAGTTACGCTCGATATCGTTCTATTTCCGTTTTCATCAACTGTGTATACGAATCTGGAACCATCTTCGGAGGTAAACGTTACCGGAGAACCTGCGCCATTAATGAGGCCGGTCACATTACTCGCGAGTAGAAGTTCACATTTTCGCACACGGTTGAACATGTCAGAATCAACGGTATTGCAGTCTATTGTGACCATCAGCATTGAAGGATGCCGAATTGTAATGAGAACATGACCGTACTGTGTGATGTACGAACTCGGTATACTCAATTTCCATTTTTTGAGTGTGTTATCCCAAGTGATTATGGGGTCTGACACTAATACAGTCGGTTTTTTGTATTCCCTTAGAGCTACCGTAGCTCCTGAAAGTGGCTGTTCATTCGTAGACCCCTGGAACGCTCCCAATTCTGGTTCTGCGCAAACTGCATCGAAAAATACTTCCTGTGTAGTCCCATCTTTGTATATTTCTTGCATACGATTACCTCCATAATCGGCTGAACCAATACCAGAACCAATAAGCAACCGATTTTGCAGCTACCGTGATATAATCAGTTTTAGTTTCCGAATCACTGCCCGCCGTATTGGAAACTGTAAGAGTCACCGTATAACTGCCCGAAATAGTGTATGTGTGTACCGGATTTTGATCTGTCGATGTAGTGCCATCTCCGAAGTCCCACAGCCAGGACGTAGGTGAATTCGTGCTTGTATCCGTAAATGTTACCGTCAATGGAGCTGTACCGGAGGTTGGAGATGCGGTGAAAGCCGCAGTCGGTGCAGATTCGGCAGCCGTAACCGTGATATAATCGGTTTTCGTTTCTGTGTCGCTACCTGCGGCATTCGTCACGGTGAGGGATACCGTGTACGTCCCTGGATCTGAATAGATATGCACTGGATTTCTTAAGGTAGATGTTCCTCCATCTCCGAAGCTCCACAGCCAGGACGTAGGTGAATTCGTGCTTGTATCCGTAAATGTTACCGTTAGCGGTTCTGTGCCAGAGGTTGGAGATGCGGTGAAATTAGCAACAGGAGGTACACTTACCACGTTTCTATTAGCTTGGATAACTACCGCATGAGGAGAGGTATCCAGCCCTGATGTATCAATATAGACATAATTTCCTCTATACCATACAGTTCTTGGGATACCGTCAATGGTCGCAGTGATTGAGCTAATATCATAATCGGTCAGTGGATATGTAAGGAAATTGACACAGATGTTTGAGGTAGTATATTCTCCGGATGGATTATACGTGAACTGATTCTGAATGATGGAAGCCGATATTGTTTCTTCCATGTCATAGACAGGCACTTCGCAAGAAACCTGAACATTGTCTACTAACCAAGTGCCCACCGCATATTCAACCGAATAAATATCAACTTCGATATTATCAACTTCGATATTATCAATCGTATCCAGATCCCAGGAAACATGCGTCCAGGTATCTGCCTGCACATCATTCGCCATGACACTTCTATAATTCTCTGCTCCGTTCCAACAGAATAGTTCAATACCACCTGTAGCCGATCCTACACGTTTTACCCAGGCATCCATTTTAGTGGGTGCAGCTGTGACCTGCGGGAAACATAGGACATGTCCTCTGATACGTTGAATTCCGTCGCCCACAATCCCAAGAGAATATGAGCCAGTCGCGCCGTCATTTGACCGGAAAAGCCCGCCTGTTGTGGTTGTGTCATCTGAGATTACCCATCCGTCCGGTGCTGCTTCTGATGTTCCATTCGACCACGCTTCAAAATTAGAGTTTCTTACTATATTTTCTAATATAGTTGTCGTGGGGGCTGTTGTGGTAACTGTGATATAATCAGTTTTAGTTTCCGAATCACTACCGGCCGCATTCGTCACGGTGAGGGATACCGTGTACGTCCCTGGATCTGAATATGTATGAGAAGGATTCTGATCTGTCGATGTAGTGCCATCTCCGAAGTCCCACAGCCAGGACGTAGGAGTGTTTGTACTTAGATCGGTGAACTGAACGGTGAGAGGTGCAGTTCCAGACCGAGGAGTTCCTGAAAACGCTGCAACTGGTGTAATAGCCCCACTCGCCGGAGTGACCGTGATGTAGCTGGACTTAGTTTCAGTATCGGTTGAAACGGCATTGGTCGCTGTCAGTGTGACTGTGTAAGTGCCAGGGGTAGTGTATCTATGTGTAGGATTTTGCTCTGTTGAAGTTGTTCCATCTCCAAAATTCCAGAGCCACGATCTTGGTAACCCTGTCGAAGTGTCTGAAAATGAGAATACCGTGTTAGTTGTCCCGCTTCTGACAGGTGCGCTGAAATTCGCATCTATCCGCATGCTGTCGTATTCGAAATTTGAGAATTTTATGGTTATGGGGTTGCCACTCGCTGGACCTTCTCCCTGCGCGAGAACTCCAAAAAACATGCAAATATACGCGCTTGTATGCGGAATGTCGTCGCCCGTGTAGTTCCAGTCGAGGATTGTAGTACCGTCCGAGGCAACTACTGAATAGTAAACATAGTCGGGAGTCCATTCGATTGTAAAGACGCAGCCGCTATCGTTTATATAGGGGTTGGTGCTCAGACAACCATAGTGGATATTTTCAGGGTGCGAGTCGATGCTTGCAGGATGGCAGGAAAACCAGATTCTCTCATCATATCCAGGCCATTGATTGATTTCAATATCTAGCTCGTTGGGTATGTCTGTGTTGGGATCGTCATAGTATGTGTTGAGACCCAGGCTCGCGTTTCTCTCGATGTTGAGTGTGGGGGAGCTTGCCGTCCACCTTATACGCCCATATAAGTATGGAGTCGGTGTTTCGAATAATACCCCTTTGTAGATGCCATCGAACTTCTGCATCCTCAGATTGAGGTCGCCGTTATCGTCTACCCATGCATTCGAGCGATCTACTCTTGGTCCCTGACACCAAACCCATGAAATACCTTTCCAGGGCAGCCTGTCGTTTTCTATGTACGTTACCATGATGCCCTCACTCTTCTATCAGTTCAACCTCGCCCTCGAAATCAATACCTACAGTCTGATTCAAAGCGGTAACAAGTGACCGGACAATACTTTTGTCTGCCATGTCGTTCCACCACCCGCAAAACCGAGGAGGATAATCAGAATCCTCCTGGTAATGCTGGCAGTCTCCGCAAACCATGTTTAGACCGTGTTCCCATAGTTATAATAAAAAATAAAATCATCCCCGTCTTCTATTGCGCCTCCAGCCGCTACAGAAACGTATGAGTATGGTACTGCGGATATCGACCACCCTGTATAATCCGCACCGTTTTTCAAGGCCTTGTATATAGTCATTCCTGGGAACACTAAGTTCGATAATCCTAAACGGTCGCCTGTGCCTACGTTAATGGTGTCTGATGCACCCGATCCAGTTCGAGATGTCATCGTAATTGATAATATTCTCGAATATGCCCACCGCGTTTCAAAACTCCATCCATCACTTTCAGTAAAAGTTTCTGAAACTTTAGCCCCAAAAGAATTTATGCCCGTTATCGTTATTGAAAACGCTGTAATGTTAGCATGAGACGCGAATGCGAATTTGATACTGCGAGGATAATCCGGCTGTCCAGCCAGAGTGAAGGAAATTGGAACGGCTGTACTTAAATCGACGCTTGAACAGATGCCATTTGTGACACTCGCCTTGACGTCTGTAAAAGTTTCAACAAAACGCCTGAAAACTGCTGTACCTGTAGAATCTGTTATGTTCCCTTTTCCTAACTTATTGTCAATAACTGTAGCGTTTGCCCCTGTAATGACGATATCTTGTGCAGGAGTTACACCGGTTGCGTATTTGATAGTATTGCCAATAAATTGACAGTTAGCTCCAGTTAGACCTACCGGATTCGTAGTTGTTTTGATTTCTGAGAGAGTACAGTTTTTCACAATTGTTCCGTCTGCTGCAATCATAATTGCATAACCGTCACAGTCATAAACATAACAATTGTTAAAAATTATGTTTTTTGCACCGGCTAGACACCCGAAACCACGTGCACCAGCTGTACTGGGGTGTGCTATACAATTTTCATAACTAACATTAGTTGCATTCTCAAGCGAATAAAACATATATTTTGCATTTACGCCCACACGCGCAATGCAATTAACATAGTTTACATCCATACAGTTGTTTGCATAATAGTGGTTAAGTAAAACCGGTCCATTTACAATACAATTTGACACATTGACCGCTATTGCATCCTCAACATATATCCCGTACATAGAGGTTTGGTTTACGGTAACATTATTAATATTTATGTCTTGATTATAGATACCATCTAAACCATGTGTACCATCAGCCTGCCATTCCACACACACTCCTTCGAGCCTACTGTCCCACGTATTCACGTTATCAATGTTAACAAATTTTGATCCGTTTGAGATCATTATACAGTGTCCACTAATATTAGATATTGACACGTTGCTAATATTCACATCTGTACAGCCACGTATCCCAAAACCATCAGAGATAGTTGTTCCGCTCCCTGAAAGATCAATATAACAATTGTCAATTACGAGTTGAGTTATGCCGTTCAGGTCAACTACATGATTACCAAGTGCGGATTTATCAGTATCGTAAAAATCACACTGTATTATAGATACATTTGACGCAACTGAAGAAGCCGTTTTTATCGCACATGCGTATGAATTTGTAAAGTATATTGATTCCAGTGTAATATTTGATACCGTGTACGGGATTGATAGTAGTGCGCTCTTATTTGCTGCTGAAGACTGTTCGTTACTATTCCCGTCAAGTGTTACATTTTTTATTGTTATGTTTGAGTGCGATTCTCCTGCTTTTCCAATCGAAATTATTGAAGAATTTGCAGCATTATTCAGTTTGAGTACAGTTGATCTCCCTTCGCCCTCTAGTGTAATATCATCAACGTCACACGAAATGTTTGTAACATTATATGTTCCCTCTAATAATAATATTCGTCCTCCGGTTGCCGAAAGTGCGCTGATAGCTGCCTGGATTTCAACCTCGTCATTCGTCCCATCACAAACATAATCCGCTTGTGCCTTACTCTTCGCGGAACTATCAGAAGCAGCTACAACAATAGTAGCCGGGCGTGCTGGTTTTAAGCCTGCTGCTGCTAGAGCATCAAGTTCGGTTTTGATAAGACCGAATTCAGAATATAATTTTTGAAGTAATGAACCTGTTTTACTCCGCAGAGTTGCCAGGGGTGTTTGAGTGTAAGTCATTATAAAAATCTCCTTGATGTTAGGTACGTAGGGAGTCCCGAAAAAATGTAACAGGCTTAAATGCCTGTAGCTGTTGCTATTGCATACGGTTCAATAGTGACAGGTACGTTGTCATACCACATCTGAATGATAGTCTGGTGGGTCTCGTTGTCGAAATATTTGTTCATGTTGAACCCATAAGACAGGCTTTTGCTGATCTT